CTATCCCAACTTCTTATCCGCACTCCGCTTCACCACACTCACCCCCAAAACCCCCAGTGCAATCCCCCAGATCGGGCTGGTATTGACCAGCGCTGCGATGATCGCCGGGGCCTGAAGCGGGGTCAGGATGATGGCGTAGGCGATGGCGCCCATCGTCATGATCCAGGTCAGCGCGACGGCATAGCCGAAGCTGGGGCGCCAGCGGCGCACAAAGGCGTCTTCGCTGGCGACCTCGGCCCGGATAGTGCGGTTGACGGATTTGAGTGTTTCGGTATCGCGCGCGAGCTCGATTTCGGCCATGCGTTCGGTGTGGCGGTTGGCTACTACGATTTGTTCGGGCGTGACATCGCCCTTGGTGACGGCGGCTTCCACCTGTTTAAGGCCCTCGGCCGCGGTTTTGGCGATCGGGTTGTCGATATGATCAAGCCCCGCGCCCACCGCCTTCATCAAAAGCGGCAGGCCGATCTGGGCGAGGAGTGCCGGGATCATGTGATACCTCCCTATCCAATATCTTTGTAAAACAGGTGCCCGCCAATCTCGGTGACCGGCACATGGCCGCGCGCCCAGAACGGATCCACCGCATGGGTGTGATAATGGGTGGCACCGTCGGTTGGATCGGGAAGCTCGCCCACCACCGCGCACTTGGCGATGCGTTTGCACAAACGGTAGGCCGGGTCACGCGGGCTGAGTGCCAGCAGCTTCTTGCGATTTGGGTCCGCTTCGTTCCAGCAGGAAAACTGTGCCGGTTTCAGGCAGACAGATTTCACGTCATTGCCCCACCAATAGCGCCCGCGCCGCTTGGCAAACGCCACCCGGTTGAGGATGACCGATGCCACGGCCTCGATCCCGGCAAGTTCTTCGCCACGCGCTTCGCCATAAAGGGTTCGGGCCAGCACCTCGACCTCGGGCAGTGTATAGGGATCAGTGATCGGCTGGGATGTCGACTCTGGGGCCGATCTGGTCAGGGTTTGGGGTTCACTCATCAGCTCAGATCCTTTTTGCTCGGGATGGGGGGCATGTCGAGCTTGGCCTCGATCCGGAGCAAATGGCCGGTCAGGCGTTTTTCGACATCCTTGAGATAGGGGATGGAGACATAGTTGCGCGCGACATCGAGCTTGAAGGCGGCCAAGGCATCGCGCAGGTCGCTGGCATCTGATTCCTCGCGGGTGCGGAGCTGTTCCACCCGGCCAAGCAGTTCGGAACGCATCCGCCAATGCAGCCAGAACAGGCTGGCGACAGCGGGAATTTCAACAGCCGTGATCCACCAGATCACATCAACCGTCTGGGTCACAGGCAGGGTCATGGGGGCCTCGATTTTCAGACAAAGAAAAACCCGCAAACCGATGGTTTGCGGGTCAGGTCGACCTCTTCTCCACCCGGGGCGACATCCCGCGGGCTGGAAAAGCGGTCAGAGCATTCAGGAGGCGAACGGCATCAAGTCTAGGCCGCCGGGCCCTTCAGCTTTTCTTCCAGGTCCTGCCAGGCCTCGCCAGAGGCGACAAGGCAGCTTGGGCCGGACGGATAGGTAAACAAAATCGTCCATGTCTGGCCATCGGGGGCTTTAAGCACCTCGATCACGCCACCATTGGACGTCACGCCGACCGCGACCGGTTCTTCGGAATATTTTGCGCTCAGGCTGTCGATCACCTTGGATCGATCCCCGCAGACGGGGGATGCCGAGGCTGGGGTATGTGTTACTGCAACGGCACCTGCCACCACAGCAATCAAGCTCAGTGTTTTCAACATGGTCAGGCCTCCTGGCAGTCAGGTGCGCCCACATGGACGTCTTGTTTTCCTGTACTGCAAAATCAATCAACAAATGATCTTTGGCCGCTTCCTTGTGCCGGCTTCATGGGCCGGGACCCGTCTTTTTCTGGCTTTGAAAACTCACTTTAGTATAGGAAGAAAAATTACTTACTATGCTTTCATATAATAAACGTAGGGACCAAAGCTGAATTTTCCATGAATATTTCACAAATGTGATACAGACCTGCGCTAACCATTTGGCATTGTGAGAAAGTTTTTTCCTCCCTCACGAATTGAAAGCCCGTTCTCACGGGTTGAAATGGCTCTCGGCCCGGAAAATCCCGCTTTGTGCCCGCCAGTCGGCGCGTTTGACCGGCATATCGACCCGTGGCAAACGCACCGGATCATGCAAAATACAGCCCGCCACCGCATCAAGCCCGTCATCAGCACCTTTGTTGGCATTGCTGTTATCGGGATGCCAATCGCGCATCTGGCGCAGGAACGGTGTCTGGCAAACATCGCGATGGACATGCAGCAATCCTGCCCCCATCACCGCGCCAAACGCATCCTCGATCCGGGTGGCCTTGTTGGTACTCTCATGATGTTCTACGACGCTTGCCGCCCATCCGATTGATTTCAATTCACGCCGAAGGATATTGGGCAGAAACCGGCCAATGCCATTGGTCTCGACCCGGACCGAAGGCAAATGATGGCGCGCCATAAACTCCGCGACCTGCGCACAAAGCTGGCTGGCCTCATCGCGCCAGGGCATATCGCGATTTGTCTCCGACGCACTCGGATCAGACGCCTGCAGCCACGCGATATCCTGCAGCCAATATTCCCCCTGATCGCAGATATAAACACAGGCCACCACCGCCCCGTCGCCCCGAAGCGACCCGAAGCTCGGATCAAAATGGCAGGCACTCGCCACCATGGTGCGCCCGCCAATCCGAAGGCTCATGCGGCCATTGCCATGGGTGATCTCAACTTGATCGTCGTAGAACCGCAATTTTGCGGGGTCGAGCATGCCTGCCACCGGGGCCATCATTTCAAGCATCATCTGGCTTTGGAACTTGCGCTCTGGCGTGCGCGCCCGCATCGCATCAATTGCGGCCATATCAAATCTTTCCGGCCAGTTTGATGTCCCGCCCTTATTGACGATGGGAAGCTCAAAGCGTGAAAAACCGTCAAGGAACGGTGCAACTTCGCCGACCTCCGATCGCGCTTCATCGGCATAGATCGAGTAATAGCTGTGCGGGGTGCCGACATAAAGCTGCGCACCACTTGGACCCAGCACATAGGCAATCTCGCCAAGCTTTTCGCGCAGTTCAGCACGTTTATGGGCGGTATCGCTGTTTTTGGGCACCTCGACATCATCGCAAATCACCAGATCGGCACGCGACCCGGTAATGTTGCCGCCAATGCCCACCGCCTGCATCGACGGATCGCGCAACACAGCCGTCCGCGCCACGGTAAACCGCTCACTCCCCCAATCGATCAGCTTTTCGGGCAAAAGGGCACCCATCAGCGGATGGCGTTCAATCACCCGCTTGACGTTGCGCACCATCTTTTTCGCCAGATCAAGATCGGCGGCCAGCACCAGAATGCGCAAATCGGCATCACGATAAAGCAACCAGCCACAAAACAACCCGACCAGCGTCGACTTGCCGGAATTGCGAAACGCCATCAAAAGCATTTCCCGCTTGCCCGACTGCCAGCAGTCTTCAAGCCAATCAGCCATTTTGCGGTGATGGGCCGGCAGGCCGAGCCCCAACATCTGATCCCAGATCCAGACGAATTCGGCGAAGCGGGCCCGTGCCGTTGGCATTTTCCTCACTCCATCAATTTGGTTGTTGCGGTCTGTCACGTTCGCGTCCGGGCGACGTCAAAGTTCTGTCTGAATACCATTACAAAAAGGAGCAACCCGATAATGCAGACCTATCGCAGCATGCGTTTTGGCGGCCTGATGGCAGCCTTTCTTTTCCTGACACTTGGTCTTTTCGTCACACTGCCCGCACATGCCAAACCGCCATCGGCCTGTGCCCCGACAACGTTTTCACTCAGCGGCAGCAATGTCGACAATGCGTGGAAACAGGTTACGAACAGCCAGTGGAGCAACATGTTGCCTATGATCTGGCAGGACAAAGGATTTCACTTTTATACCCGCGTTCGTGAACGCGGCCCGAATGCCGGAATTCAGACCCCGTCAGATCTTGAATCTGAAATCCGCCGCGGCACGGCAACAACCACGACCACGGCAAATCGCTATCAGATCACGCTGAATATCCAAAACGGCAGCGGCAGTTTCATGAAAGTCTTCTACGACTATGCCGGTGGCAAGAACGCCAAATGCGAATTGGTGACATTGTCCTACTGAATTTATGCGCCCTACCATGCTCATTGAATGGTGGGGCGCAGCACCTCAGGCGCCCCCAAGACTGCGTTTTGCCTCAGAAATCAGCTGATCGACATTGCTTTTCTCAGGTGCGTCTTCATCGACTTTCCCCGCCCCCTCACACGCCCAGCGCAGAAGCTTGATCAGGCTTTCAAGATGCCTGAGCGCTGCCTTACAGGCCGTCTGATGGGCGGAGAATTCCTTGGCATCCATGATCCCGGCCGCCTCCCCGGCCAGACGGTGATAGGCTTCGCGCGCCATGGCAATGTCATCGGGCAATTCGCCCAGCAACCGGGTTTGCAGGGCCATGATCGGGTCGGGTGTTTTATCCGTGCTCATGAGGCTTAAACCACCGAAAGTTCAGACAACCGCGCATTGGAAAGCTTTTCCGGCCAATAGGCGAGATTGCGCACATGCCCGTTCAGGGCCTTGTCAGCGCCGTCAAACGACCCCAGCACGATATTGGAAAAATTGCGCGGCATGGCAAAGCCATCGGGGGATGACAGCACCACACCATCCAGCCCGACCGAGATCACGTCATCATCCCAGGCCAGCGCGATGCGATGGCGGCTATCCTTGGCAAGCGCGCCATAAAGCGACTGGGTGACGAGCGGCACGCCACCCGAACGTAGCGAAATGCGCAACTGATCGGCGGCACTGTCATAACCAAGATCAAGGTGACCCTCATTCAGGCTGGCGGAGTAAAGCTGTACGATCCGCCAGATGCCCGCCCAATCCTTGGCGGTATGCAGATCAAACACCATTGTGCCGCGCCCCTGCGCGAACCAGTCACCGGGATCAAGCCGCACATCATCGCACGCCCGCGCGGCCGGGATGCCGTTGCTGATGATGTCACTGGTGGGCACGGGGCTGGCTTCAAGCTGGGCATTCCAGATCAGGACAGAGGCCGGAAGGGCAGTTATGGTGGTACTGAGTTTCGGATAGCGGGCCGTACCGGATGCCGGTTCGGCGATCCACACCCGTTGCCAGTTTTCATCCAAGGCAAAGCCATTCGCGGAAGCCCCGTCAATCCCGCCAAGCGTGATGTCGGCCGTGCCCGAAACTGCGCGCATCCAGACAGCAAAGCTATAGGTATCGTTGGTCACAAGCTCGCCGACATTCTGATAAAGTCCGTCCGCACCTGCCGCACTTCCGGGCAGATCAAGCTGCATCGCGGTTTGGCTGCCATCCGGGGCGGGAATGGTGCTGCCCGTCACGGTCACACCGCTGTTCTTTTCCCAAAGCGCGTTGTCAAAGGCCATTGAGTAACGCAGCAGATTGGTCGCCGCCCCCTCGATCATAAGGCCCAGGCGACGGCCAAGCCGATCATGATCATAGGCCGGTTCATTGATCGCACGGGTTTCAAGCAGGCCATTTGGGCCGCGAACAAGCTTGGTACTGGCGCGCGACACGTTCATACAGGCCGCAAGCGGCTGATAACGCAATCCCATTGGATGCATCTCCGATCAGTGTGTAGTCGATGGATGGCAGGCGCGTGTTGGCGTGCTAGCCGCCAATGCGATGGATGTGACACCAGGTCAAAAGACCGCTTGCGCCAATGTCGCGTGTTTGCGCATCACTATGCGACAGACGCAGGCGCAATCCGGTGCCGGGTGTTGTGCCGATCCGGGCAATACCGTTCAGGCGCAAACTATGCGCCGCCCCGCTGCCCATGGCGGTAATATCATTGGCCTGCAGGTGGCTCGACCAATCGGTGCCGTCAAAGCGTTCGAGCGACAAAGTGGTAAAGACCGACTGGTCGGTAATCGGGAAACGCACCCCGATATCGACATGGTAAAAACCCGGCGCGAGGCCGGTGATGCCATGCACGCCGCTGTCATAAAGCCCGTGGCTGTCTTCGATCACCTGATCCCATTCAACCAGAAACGCCCCGCCCGCCGGAATGGATTGCGATGCCACTCGCAAAAGCTTCACCACCGGGCCGCTTTCATGGATCGGGGCAGCAAACCAGCGCGTGCCATCACAGACCAGATCGACCATGTCACCACGGGTCGGCAGCGGATAAACGGTTGCCTCGACACCGCCATTGGTCGGGCGGATCACATTCCCCGCCGCAGTCGTGATATCAACCATCGTGCCGTCACCGTTAAACACCCGAAACCGAACGCCATTGCGCGCAAGGGACGCCACCGGCAAGGTCAATTGCGCCCCGCTGGAAAGCCGAACCAGCGATCCGGTTTCGCGGATATCCATGATCCGGCTGACCGGCGCATCAATCACCGGCATACGGCGCTCATCCTCCCACGTCAGGACATCGCCACTGCGAAAATCAAGATCAAGCATCGCCGAGGCAGTTGATCGCTCAAACGACGCACGTGCTGTTTCAGATCGGCTTTCGGCGGCCTCGGCCCGGTTGGCAGCATCCTGCGCTTGGCTGGCCTTATGGCTTGCGACCGCGATGTCATCGGCCGTCGGACCATTGGCAAGCCCCGTGCCCGCCGCGTTCCAGATCAGCGCCCGACCGGGCTTGATCACCGGCAACTCGGCCGACGCGCCCTCCCCCTGATCCGCGCCAAAGCGCAAAGCCCCGGAAAGCGCGCGATCAACATCGCCAAGGGCGGCCGTCATTAAATCAAGATCGCGCTCCAGCGCATCACCGCGCGGGATCGACATGGCGTCAAAGCTGCTCAGTCGGCGCAAATACAACTGCCGGGCAATACTGATCGTGCTGCCATTTGCCGGCGGATTTTCAAACTGCACCACGCCACCCCCGCCCTGATCGGTGGGCGTGAGTGCGATATGAAAGCCGGTATCGGTTTCCGTGCCATTGATCGCCACCCGCACATCACCGGCATCAAACACATCAAAATCAAACGGAAACGTATCGCGTGCGCCATCGCCAACAAAGGCAATGGCGGCACGGATCTGATTGGCAAAAACAGCGCCCATAGCGCACTTCCCCCTAAAAAAACTCAGCCATCACGCTTTGAAAACCAGGCATTCAGCCGTGCGACCGTGTCATCCTGCGAAGATCGCAACAGCGACTTTTCGCGCCAGGCGGCCTGTTGGTTGATGCGATTGCGGTTTCTCGCGGCGGCGTCCGCACTCTGGTCCGCATCCTGTCGGGCGGCCTTTTCGTAACCCGCCAGAACCGCACTGGCCGATCCCGATCCCCCCGCCATCAGGCCCGATGCCCCTTGCCGGGCGCGCGCGGTTGCCTGACGCCGCCGAAGCTCCTCCTCGCGATTGGTGGCGTCTTCGCGCTCGCGCGCTTCGATTTCGGCCAGCTCCGCCTGACGGGCGGCTTCGGTTTGATCAATACGGCTTTGTGCATTGCTTTGATTGGCGGCAATGCGTTGTCCGGTTTGCAGCACCGATGCCGCCATCGGCACGATTGATGTAAATCCACCCATCAGTCATTCACCCCCATTTCACTGGCCGCTCCGAGCAATAAAAAAGGCCGGGGCAATGCCCCGGCGATGCGCCATAATCCGCTTTTAACTGTTCCCCCACTGCCCCGCCGCCAGCCCAGTGCGCGCAGCGTAATATCCCCGCTATAGAGCGCATCTTTGTCATCGGCGGAAACCGGCAGCGCCACATCGCGCAATCCCCGACCGGTATCGACGCGAAGCTGCCCGGCTTCCTGCAAACGCAAGGTGACCGAGACCAGCCGCACGGCATTACCACCATGCGGGCGGCTGCCATCCGATGCGGCCGGCGGCAGGGCATAAATTTCATGGGTAAAGGGCAAGCCGACCTCGATCTCCGATACCGCCCCAATACTCTCAGGTAAGGTGATCGTGCCCCCGGCAACCGGGATGTCATCGGCAAGAACGCCCTCGCCCCAGACACTGACATCCAGACCATCGAGCGGATCAAGATTGCCCCAATGCCGGCGCGGCGGCTCGCCCGCGGCCACCGCTTGGCGGCGATAAAGGTCGAAACCGCATTTCGGGTCAAACACGCCCAGGAAATATCGCCCACCCCGTTCCAGCACGACATAGACATCCCCGCCTGACACCGAAACGGATGCAAAGGCACATCCCGCTACCGACTGCGCAGACCAGGCGGTGATGGCCTCGCTGCGGTAAAGTGTCAGTGTGGCAAGCGATCCGTCGCGCATCACCACATGCAAAAGCCGCCGATCCGGATCAAAGGCCTGATCAATCGGATGATGGATCAGATGGCGTGACAGCAAGGCAAGGTCGGCCGATCCATAGGCCTGCTCGACATCGGTAAACAGGAATTCGCGAATTTCGCGCCCGCTCCGCCCGGCAAACAGCGTCGCGCCATCGACATTGACCAGCGGCACGGTGCGATCGCTCTGGCTGCCGATCCGGGTCTGGCGCGTGACCTGCACATTTGCGGGCGTCAACGGATCGCCCGTGACCATCCATTCCGACCCGCTGGTAAAGACCTGCAAATGACGACCGGCGAAAATGCCGGTGATCGCGTTAACCTGATCGGCCAGCAGGGCAAATTCAATCGCCTCGTCATCAAGGCCCTCGCCGAGCTCGAAATTAAACAGATCGCCCGATTTTGACATCCACAACCGGTTGGGCAGATCGCGCGATCCGCCAATGATCAAGCGGTCCTGATGGAAGGTCACGCTGCGCGGCCAGCCCCGCACGTCTGAAAAGGCCTGCTCGACAAAATCGACGGTGGCATTGGTGTTGGGCAACGCCTGTTTGAGCGCGATGGTGGCGGACCGAGCATTGGCAACGCTTTTAACCTCTCCCTCAATCCCCTGAATCCGCCACAGGGTCCCGACATGGCCCGGCACAAACACATCCATATTGGCGGTGAGCGTGACGGTCCCACTGGTGCCCGACGGGGTCAGGGTCGCAGCCGGCTCAACAAACTTGTAATAGGGCTGGCTGGTGCGAAAATTGGTCTCGCGCCAGGCCCACAGACTTGTTTGCCAACTGCCATCGCCAGTGCGGGTGATCCGGACCGGCTGGGCATCGGGATGGACGACCAACAGCGTATCCGCACTCTGCGTCCAGTTGAGCAGATCATGGTGTTCCAGCCCAAACGTGGTTTCAAACCAGATCGTCTCGACCCCGTCTTCAAACACCAGTGCGCGGTTATCGCCAAAGGCCAGCAGATAGGTCTGCTCGGTATTGAACTCGAACTGGATCAGGCGGGCCGGACCCGGCAATTCATCAATCAACCGAATACCGGGACGACGGCGCACCCCGCCCGAGGGCTCGATAAACACATTGCGCAGGCGTGCCGCCCCATTGGCATAGGCGCTTAAGTCTGAGCGCCCCCACAATTCCGGGGCCAGTTCGCCGGTCGAAAACGTGTTTTTCTCCAGAACGCGGCGTGCCATGGGGTACTCCCTCATTGAATAAAGGTGATACGCTTGCGGATCGGGATCCCCGCGCAGGCGGGGATCTACGGCGACGTGCTCCGTGTCCGCCCTAGCCCCTTGCAGAAATCAGGGAAAAATCATCAATCGCGTGCGGGGTCGATTGCTGCGCATCGGCAAGTCTGGCTTCACGCAACTGATCCTCCGCCCGCTTGAAAAGGTACTCGGCGCGTGTGCTGCTTTCGGTCAGCGGCAGGCAAAACTCGGCTGCCAGTCGCGCCATCAAGGCCATATCAAACCAGGCCGGAAAGCTGCCCTCGGGCAAACGCGCGACATAAGAAAGATGCGCACTATCGCTTGCGACCAGAACCGCCTGATCGCGCAACTCAAACCGGGCAATCTTGCCCCCTTCATTTTCAAGCGACAGAAGGCGGATAAAGTCCCGCGGCAAGGCAAACAGATGGCTTCCATCCTTGGGCGATGTCGCCACATCCTCACCGGCCAGTCGCGACAACCAGCAACCCCGCCCGGCAAACCGCCACGGATAGCCCGCCAGCATGCCATCGCGCACGGCGGGATAAAGCATCCGGGCAATCTCGGCCTCGGCAACGTCTTCCTCAAAAGACGAAATCGGCGCCGCCCCGATCATCACCAACGCCCGCGCACACAGCGCCACATCACTCAACGCCATCACATCCCCCCAAACAAAAACGGGGCCCGGAAACCCGGACCCCGCAAAGGTTCTTGTTCGCAGCAATCAAACCTTGATGATGTAATTCACCACCAGGAACGGCTGCATGTTGTTGTGCGGTTGGTCGCCGCCGTCGGATTCCAGTTGGCCGAATGGACCGCTATTATGGTACTTGGGATCATTCACCATGCCGAACAGCTGCTGTGTGGCACCAACCAGTGCATTGTTGTGGTTATGACTTGGCATCTCATCAATCGTAAGCTGATGAGCTTCTTCACCATCGACAGCACCGATCACACGATCCGTCAGACCATCGCCCTGACCGGCACCAATCGGTGCACGACCGCGCAGATCCGGCAGTTTGAAACTGCCAGCAGCCTGACCGACACCATAGATCGTGCCAATCGCGGTAAACAGATCGGCATAGTCCGCCGCCAGAAGTTCCGCACCGTCACAGATCATAAACCCTTCCGGTGCCACCGAACCGGCAAACGGCAGGATGGTCGCAACCGGCAGGGAACCGCCACCGGAGCCACCCCCGCCAAACAGGCTCTCAAGTGCCTGCAACAGCTGGGTATCGTCCATGCGATCCGGAACAATTTCGGCTGCCAGAACGACATTGAGAACTTCACTTTCAACCGGGCTCAAACACTGCATACGAATTCTCCATTTTGGACAAAAAAAGAAACCCGGCAAACAAGGTCTGCCGGGGATATCGGGTTTGACTGAGAGACTTATGCAGACGTTGGATAGAAGGCCTTGATCGCATAGGTCATGGTAATGTTGCGGGGTCGGGTTTCTATGCCAATCCTCGGCTCGCCGTTCACACCATCAGAAATAATCCCCAAAGTTGGGTGTGGACCTCTGGACTCTGGACCACCGATATCTGAGTTGTTGCCGAGGTAATAGCGAGAGGACAATTCACCAAGATTATGCTCGTGCCCTTGCATCTGATCGCCTTGAAATGAACCGAAAACGCGACCCTCATCGACACCGCGACCAGCGTCAAAACCACGCAGGAATTCGCCGCGCAGATCGGGGAGGTTAAAGGTAGACACCTCATCACCAGCCCCCCAAAGCGTGCCAATGGTTGCGAACAGATCGGCATACTCGGTGCGTGAGATCGCTGAACCATCACAGACCAGCCAACCAGTTGGCGGGGTTGGCATCGCGAAAGCCGAAACCGAACCGATTTCACTGCCAGCCACGACACCGCCACCACCAGAACCACCGCCTGCAATCAGCGCTTCGATGGCCTGCAAGAGCTGGGTTTTATCATCGCAATCAGGCCAGATACCTGCACCCTGAATAACGTTCAGAACTTCACATTCGACCGGGGTATTACCCTGCATAAGCAGTCTCCTTGGTTGAGAAAAAGAAACCCCGGCAGCGGATGCTGCCAGGGCGTTTGAAATGATGTGGATTGGTTGCGGGTCTTACTCAGTTGCTCGCAGGGTGGATTGCCTTGATCGCGTAAGTCACGGCCACGTTACGCGGGCGAGTTTCGTCACCGCCTTCTACTGAAGTGAGGCCCTGATATGTGATAGGCGGACCGTCCCCATCAGTTGTGCCAGAGGCTGCACCGGGCAAGTCATCTTGCGATGCACCGTAAACGAACAGATTAGTTCCATCTTCCGCCATACCTTTTTTGTGCTGGTGTTCCTGAAAAGCCCCCTCCTGCTCTGACGCGAACACACGCCCCGCATCCACACCGCGGCCAGCATCAAAGCCGCGCAGGAACTCACCGCGCAAATCAGGGATATTGAAGGTCGTGGTGCCATCGCCTTCGCCCCAAACTGTGCCAAGTGCAGCGAAAAGCTCGGCATACTCTGCGCGGGAAACAGCCGAACCATCACAGATCAGATAATCGGCCGGCACGGTCTGGGTGGCAAAGGCATGAATTGAGGCAATCGGCACCTGAAGACCGGCGATCTGAGCGGCATCAAACTCGGTGCAGATGGTAATCTTGTTGCAGTTACACATAAACAATCCTTGTTCTGGTCAAAAGAAACCCCGGCAACATCAGTCACCGGGGCGAGGTTGAGGGAGGATGAAAAGGGTGGATCGGGGGTGTGCGATCAGTCGGTGTTTGAGGTGCCGATTGCCGTCATGTCGCGGACATCGACGCCGTTTGCACCGGAGCTTGCGACGACGAACAGGCCGCCGGACATTGTCGCGTCGCGGTTGGTGTTGGCGATGATGAAATCGCCGACGCGCAGCATGTCGCGGGCCTCAAGGAAGTAATCGGCGGTATCGACGTCGGCGGCGACGTCCGGGGTGATGTAGTGCCACAGCGTAAAGCCGTTGGCGTATGCCAGAACACTGAGGTTTCTGGCTTTGAAACCTTCTGCCATTTGGGTCTCCTTGGTTCGGGAAAAATCGGGTGTGGGACTTATTCCTGCGCCTTGATGCAGGTGACACCATCGCCATCAATCAGCGTGGCACCCTGGCTCATGGAGTTGTTGACAAAGTGGGCCGCGTGATCGCCGTGCCAGGTGATGTCGGACTGAACGTCCGAACCGATGGCGTGGCCAATCGCGGTGCGGTGATACCAGAAGCAGGATCGGATGCCCGAGGCGACCGGCAGGCCGGAATGGGGCATCCAAAGCGTTCCGAGCCAGCGTTTGGCCTGTGTGCCCTTCCACGGCAGGTCTTCATCGCCGATATAGTCAGATCGTGAGAATTCATCGATCAGGAGAAGTTCCGACCACTGTTTCCAGCCAACAATCGCATAACGCTGCCCGTCATCGGGAACATCGCGATCGCCAAGGCCTTCGAACGCCATCATGACCTTATCAAGCGTCATGCCCTCGGTATTGTCAGGCACGACATCATCGGCGCCGACCAGCGCATTGATGATCAGCTCGTCGGTCTTGCGACCAAGCGCATAGGCCCCGGCATTGGCCAGAACCATTTTTTCATCATGGTTGATTTTAAGCTCATCAAGCGCATCGACCCAGTCACCGGCATAGTAATCGCGCAGGTCACACCGGACCGCCTCGTGATCGACATTCATCACCGGCACCTTGCCATGGCGGGCCTTGGTGGTCGCCGTGCCCTTGCCGACTTTCTGGAAAACCGTGGTCGCGCCCTTGATGGCGTTTTTCACCCGCACCGTGTTGCGCAGTTTTGATCCCATGCGTTGATAGGCCTGATGCACATCGGCCTGAAAATGGTCGATGAAGCTTTGATCAATCGTGGTTGTCATCGCCTTTTATCCCCTTGTTTCAGATATGATTTCGTCGTGATTGCAGGCAGCCGCCGGGGTTCAATTGCGCTGCCCAAAAAGGCCAGTGCCACAATTGCCCCAAAACCGGTCATTTTCCGGCCAAGGTTTGGTGTTTTAAGAGCGCTGTTACAGGAAACCTCATCCATCGAGGTTCCGTAGGACACGCGCTTGATTTGCCCCGACCTGTTGCACCCGACGGGCTTTTCTGCGCGGTCCGGTCCAAGACAAACAAGAAAACAAAGAAAAAGAGTATCTGCCGTGAAGAATTCGGTTTTGCTTGTGTTCAGCCTGATCGGGCTGGGGATTGCGGGCTATTTCCTTTTGCCGCTGACCCCGATCCCGGACTATGTCAACGCGGTCATCGACCGTGCCGACAAGCTGTTCTAGGTCAAGCTACCCACCGGAAAGCCTGGCAAAATCCGCCTGCACTTCGGCAACCAGCGTTGGATCGCGATCCCGCCAATAGCACGGATCATTCATCTTGCGTCGGATTTCGGAGCGAAGACCTGTCTCCCCCGCCCCGCCGTCAGTCTTGCCAAGGGCTGCCTCATCGCCATGGGTCATCATGCGATGCATGGCACGCACGCCATCGGCACTTTGACAAAGCGTTTCAAAGGCGGCCTCGGGCAGGTTGGCCTTGCCCCAGCTTTCGATTTTCGGCGCCAGCTTTTTCCAGCTTTCAGCCCCGCCAAACTCGGCAGCCAACGCCGCGCGATCCGTGGCGCGCTGGGCCGCCTGATCAAGATCGCCGAGAAGCGGTGAAAGAACCTCCCCCGCGAGATCATAAACCAGCTGAGCCTGCGCGTTGCTGAAGCCTGCCGCATGCAGGCGCTGGTTTAAATCCGTATCAATATCTTCCATGCCATCTGCAAGCGTGATTGCGTAGGCGTCCGGTGTTTCGGGGACCAGATCGGCGAGGGCTGCGGGATCAAGTTCGGTTTCGGGCGCTGGCGTTTCGGTATCAGGCAGCTCGGCTGTTTCTGCTGCTTCCGGGATTTTCGGCGTCTCGGTTTCGGCTACGAGAAGGTCGGGTTCGGTTGTCATGCGAACACTCCGCTTATTGGGGTCAAACTTAGGTTTGGTAGATGTGGCTCGGGATCCCCGCCTGCGCCGGGATGACGTCCGTCCCATGCAGCTGTTTTCGGTACCGTCATCCCCGCGCAGGCGGGGATCAATCTGCGGCGGAACGCTCAGCCAATCGTTTGATATGCAGCACCAGCGCGCGCTTCCCTTCGCGCATCCAGATCGCCGCAGTGCTGGCATCCGGCCCAAGCGCGCTGTGCAGGAAATGGCGTTCAAGATCGGCCAGTACCTTTGCCCCGGCGTCGCTATCAAAACAGGCCTGCCAATGGTCACTGCCGTTTTCCGAAAGCGTCTCGTTCTCGGCCTCGAACCAGTCCCATCCGTTCTCAACCATCACACGGCCTCCGTGATTTCGGGTGGCAGGCTTGGCCGCAAGAGATGATCCGGCACGCCAAACTGATCGGCAAGCCAGCGGACCATGACGGGCAAATCGACCTCCGCCAAGGCATCCGGGCCAAGGGCGGCAATCCGCGACAGCCAATCAAGCGCCTGGCCCGCCTGTACCCGTTTAGGCAGTTGTGCGAGCGGGGCCGCATGACGCAGCACCACAACATCGCCATCCAGCGGGATGTCGGGAAGCTCCCCGGTTTGGGTCAGGATATAAAGCGCACGGCGGATCAGCGGATAGAGCAATTCCGCCTGCAACCGGCCATAGGTTGCACCCAGAAGCCGGGCGTTTTCCGATGCACGTTCAAGCACCTCGGTCGCGGTCATGCCCGGTTGATCAGTTTGGCCCAGGCGATCAGCCAGCAAGCAGCGCCGAATGCGATCGCGCAGATCAGAAAGAACAAGGTCAGACACATCAAACCGACCGGGGGCCTCAAGCGGTTTGAGCCCCGCCGATCCAACGGCCTTCGGGATGATGCTGCCGGGTACAAGGCGGATCGTTGCCGGGTTCAGAACGCCGTCATCATCGGCCTGCCAGATGCCGGTAACGGCAATCGAGGCGTTTTTCAGCACCAACTCCACCACCTTATTGGCAGTCTTGATATCGGGCAGCGCCTTCATCACCGGGGAGCGGCCATAAATCTCGCCCGGTGCCTTCATCCAGCGAAAGGCGATATAGGGCGACACATCAAAGCGGTCGCGATAGATCAGATCATTGGTATTGGCGTCACCGTCTTCGCGAAACACACACAGCTCATAGCCGGTTTTGTGATCCGTTGCCGGAAGCACGGCCTCGATCACGGTGAAGCGTTTCGGGGCGTCCTTGTCATCGCGATCATCATCGGCAAAGCCCTTTGCCCCCGGCCAGGTTGCAAGGATTTCCGCGCGGGTAAGCGCCAGTTTGCGAAACACCGCATCCATCTTGCCATCCGATCGTTCTTCAAATGCCAGATCGCGCAACGGCACGGCGGTAAAGCGCAAAGCAGACGGGCTGTGCAGATCGGCCTTTTCAAGACGCAAGCACGCGGTTCCGGCGGTGACCAGATCCAGAAACGCCTGATGCATTTCGACCGCAAAGTTGGAGCGATCAAAATGCCCCTGCAAAATCCGAACGGCCCGGCCAAGCTGCTCGGTCAGGGCCTGCCGATCCGCATTGGCGACATTGCCGCCGGGTTCCAACTCAAACCAGCCACCACCCGGCGGGGTGATTTCGGCCATCAGGCTGGCGGCAAGCTGTTCGACCGCGTCCGATGCGGTTGCGTCAAACACCCGATCAAGGCGCTTGCCGCCATTGGTCTGGTTGCTGGCTGCCGCATTGCGCTGTGGCAAGGCGAATTCATAGCAATCCTGCCAATGCGACAGCCAATTGCGCCGGCGTTCCATCGCCTTTTGAAAACGGGCGCGCAACTGGGTGATATCTGCCCCGTCGGTTGCCTTGTCCTCAGTCACTGCCTTTTGCGATTTCACCATGCCTATTCCCCCAACAGGTTCTTGCCACCGCCCGCCTTGGCGATGCGGTCCGTCAAAAGCCCGCGATAACTTGTCCCGATCAGGCTGGCACGGCCATACCGGCGGCGTTCAAGCGCCTCGGTCCGGGCGGTGCGTGCGGCATCTTCAGCACTGGTGTCGTCTTCGGGTTTAACAGCAGCGGGCTTTGAGACCGGCGGCGCGGCACGTGCTGGTTTCGGCGTGGAAAACAGACTTCCCATCGGGGCCTCCGGGTTGTGACGATCAATGTATGTTTTGAGCTTGCGGTTCGGGGTTCCCGCCTGCGCGGGAATGACGTTCGTTCCATGCACTGTTTTGGGCACCGTCATCCCCGCGAAGGCGGGGATCTGGAGCGGCGCGCTCCATCACCCCAAACGCAAAAACGCCCGCAAGGGTCGGAACCCTGCGGGCGCATCTGTGGCGTTGATTTGTCTCTTATGCCACATGAAAAAGAACAAATCAAGAACATTTTTCAGAAAAAAACACATCCCCGATGTGATCGCACTCGATCCCCTGTTGCAGATGACGATACAGCTGCCAGGGGGTGATGATCCAGAAGGCCGAAATACCCAAAAAACGTTTGATAAGCTCCACACAGCTCATCGGGCCGAAGCGAACCTTGCGCGCAATCGAGGTCGGATACCGCGCCCAGATGCAGTGATAGCCAAGGCCGCGATAATAGGCCGCCGGATCAAAGATCGGCGAATAGCACCAGCTTTCGCAGCGCACCCGATGGCTTTGCGGATCAAGGCAGATCCACTCCCCGGCCCGGACACCAGACACCAGCAAAAAACAATGGCGAAAGCCCGGTTTCAGGATGCGCAACAATCGCTTTTCCGGCGCATCGGCAAAGACGACAAGCACTGAAACCTCGTGCCCCGAGGCAGATTGATCGGCCCAGTGATCCATCCATGGACCGGCGGAGTCCTGTGCTGTTTCAGCGGTTTGGGCTTGTGTGAGCACGTTGGTTACATCCCGCATGGCGACAGATCCCCACCCAGTTCAACAGCGACATCTTCGTGATGGAAACTTTCGTCTTCCCCGCGTTTGACGATGCCGCGCGTCACCAGAACATTTTCCAGCGCATCAAGGGCCTGTTGCCATAATTCCCCCTTGTCCTTTTCGCGTGGATCGCGGGAATCGGGTTCACGTTCAACCAGCCCGAAATATTCCAGTACCTGCAAATGTCGGTCGCCCAGAATGCCCGCCTTTTTAAGGCGCATCACCGCGTTATAGACATCATCAGGGTCACAGGGTCGGACCACCTCGCCCGCGTCGGCCACCACACGCGCACCCTCGATCCGCGCAGTCTGACAGCGCACGAACCAGAACCACGCCTGCCTCGCACTGGAAAAAGGGGTGATGTTGCGCGCAGAATGCGGTTTGGGAAAAAGTCGTTGTTCGGTCAC